CAACCCAAGAGCTTTGAAAACATTAAGAGAATCAACATCTCCAGAAGTTGCTTTAAGTCTTGCTTCTTCAAACTTGTTCAATACAGATGAAAACTTTTCAAATGCAACACCAGTTTCACCGGCTAATATTTGAAGACGCTGAATATCATCCGTACTCACATTCAACTGCTCTGATAAATCGGATATGTCATCGGCAGCTTTTATAATTGAGTTAGCAAATCCAGTGACAGCAGCAACTGACAAAGCTCCAGCAAGTCGGCTTGTTACGGCAGACTTAAAGCTAGATCCAAACTTCTCGCCCATGCTTTGAGCGCGTTTGATTCCAGTTTCAAACTGAGTAGAATCAACCCCAAGCTTAACAAGTAGAGAAAGTACTCCCATATCAGTTGGTCTGTTGGCTTTGCCAGATTGCTTCACTTTGGTCGTCCCACAACTGGACCTGACCCATCATTTCTGCGTGAGCTAGAATCAGCCTCTCAGCGTCACCAATAGGCATCTTGATTGCGTCATCCGATCCAATACCAATGTTCAAGCAACCAACCAGAACACGTTCCGGCCACGGCATTGCTGGACGCTTTGATTTGCTTCCAGATTCCATCAACACTTCGGGAGCGGTTGATTGGTCTTTTAGCCACAACTGGAACTTCTCGGATTCCGCCAGCAGATTGAGCTTGGCGATCCGCTTTCCCCACAACCACAAGACAAGATCCTTCCAGACTGACTTGATGGATCGAATGGATTCCAGCGGAGACTGTGAGCAAACAACCACAGCCTCCACTAGATCACTCGAAGTGATTTCCCCACCTAAGACGTAAGGAGAACCCAACCGCTGCAAGAGTATCGCGTGTCCTACAGTGTAGGGAACAAGACGAACCCCAAGCACTGTTGGTGCTGGAGGTCCGGTCTCTGCGAGAATCTTTGCAAGATCAGCCACAGATTAGAGTGTGAACGTCGAAGCGTTGCCGGTCAAAGCCGTAGCATCAAGATACTTGGTGAGAGTAACAGTGACCATAACTTTACCGCTGCTTGTGAATTTTACGCTTCCACCACCGGAATAAACGTAATTTCCATCAATGGAATTAATGGCTTGTCCAGCAGTAACAACGCCAACATCAATGTCATCGCTTGATGCAATTGTGGCGTAACCATTAACCGCAGGAAGACCAGCGGCAAGCTTGGCTTGAGCAAAGGTGCTTGCAGACGGAATGAACGTAACGCTTAGGCTAATGCGCTCATTAGCGGACACTTGAGCCACAACTTCACCGGCTCCGTTTTTGATCTGCTCAACGTCGGCTTCGTGAGTTGCGTCGTAACTCTCAATCGTAGTAATTGCTCCAGTTGTGAGAGCCACTCCAGCAGGAGTGAAAAGAGTTATTGTTCCCTTCGCTCCATAGACTAGAGCGAGTCCTTTTGAGTTTGCCATGTTGTTGGGTTGTTAAATTGCGTTTGCTGCTGCGAAAATTGTCATGGAGCGCGTAAAAGTTCTAGCTCTTTCGCTAGTATCATTGATTCCGAAGTCAACGGGAACAGCGAACTGAGCGTTGTATCCACCAGACGGATCTGTGTCGTCTGCGTTCAACTCCGAGATGTTACCGTCAACGTAGAGGTATTGCAGGAGGTTGTCGAAGACTTGGACCACAGCGAGCAAGTGAGGCTCTGAGGTATCATCCGCGCTCAACTGGAGAACCGCCGAAACGTCTAGCTCGCAAGTGCGGTCCAACGGATGAACCGGAACCGCAGTTGATGCTCGGACAACGATGCGCGGGAAGTCCGGCATCCGGTCTTCAAGATCGGAATCCGCGAACGCACCGTGTCCGTAGCTGGTCAGACAAGCAGGAGTCCCAAGCGGAGACGCTGACCAGTCTTGAGCAGCCAGCCAGTCAACCAAAGCGCGTTCAGTGCGTAGAGCGACAGCGTTCATGTTACGGTTACTCCATGTTTCTCCAGCACTTCTGCGGCTTCTTCCATCTTGGCGCGAATATGGATCTCAAGCTCTTTTGCTTCGTCGTCGTAAGCTTGCTGCATCGCTTTTGCGTAGATCGAATTGACCTTTCCGATCTGGTTGTCAGCCAGACCAATGTTCATACGAACATGAGAGTGAGGAGAGATACCGGCTTTCGCGTTGTAAGCGTAAGCAGACGATCCGCGGTGGACCGATACGTTTTCGGTTGGCAGACCGTATTGGTTGGCTAGATTCAACAACGCTTGATTAGCTGCGATTGAACGAACACCAGCGGAACCTTTGCGAGCGCGTCGAGTACCACCAAATTGCGTAAACGATGGAGACAGTTTCTTGATACCTTTGACGACGCAGCTTTTTAGATAACCAACGGAACCAGCAGCGCGACGACGCAAGCTTGCTGCGGCTTCACGCATCTTCTCACCGTAGAGACCTTCCTTACCGGCTTTCTTGTTCTTGGCTTGAGCGATCAAGTGGACCACTCGCAATTCACGCGAGCGACCAACCAGCTTGCCGGTCTTCTTGTCTCGACGACGTTCACCAACCGGACGGTTGAAGTAGTCGAGAATCTTGTTTCTCGCAGCTTGCGGTGACTTAGGGGGAAGCAAGCAATACAGCCGCAGCAACAGATAGAACGTGCGAGCGTTGATCGCTTCAGCCAACGACCGCTTAGTTCTCGGGAGGTATTCTCTCCAAGCAGCAGAGAATCGAGTTGTATCGACGACGACGGTTGGGGTCATTTGGTTTTGGCTCCCAAGTCCAGAACGTAATACGCACCGGAGCCATCGCGTCGAGCGGACATAATCCGCAGTTGTCGTCCGTCGTAAGTCACCAATCGACCAACTACCGGAATCATCTTCCCAAAAGTCAGCAGCAAGCGGTCAGTGTTCTCTTGAAGGATCAAGCTTCCAGACTCTTGCAAGAGCCGGTCAGCGTTAGAGCCGACATCACAAGACCAGACAGAAGCGTCAACGGTTACAAGCGTGGAGTCAGCTAATCGCCAGTCGGCCAGCTTAACCAGAAGACGGACTTGAACGTTGTCTTGGAATCCACCAGCAATGACCGAGTTAGAGTCAGTGATTGCAGCAGGAAGACAACGCACCAGCACTCCCTGCCACAAAAACGACGGGTTTCCCATCGCGCTCTGTAGCACAGACATCCCCAACTGGAGACTGGTTGCAATCAGGTTCACGCTTTAAAGTAGACACCAGAGATAAGAATGCGCGAAGTGGCTTGGAGTTGGCTTGCAAGACTTGTGATGTCTCCGTTTTCGTAATGGCTCAACTCGCAGTAGGAAGTCCCACCGACAACCTTACCAATCACAGAAGTCTTCGCTTGAGTCGTCGCATTGTCCAACCAAATGGACACAGCAGCGTCGTAGGTCGCAGCATCAGGAAGACCCAACCGAAGGTTTCCGGTCGCAGAACCACTTACCGAGTTAATGGTCAGATCAACGGTAAATGTCTCAACAAAACCAACAGCCGTTCGTCGAGCAGTGTTGACGGTAAAGTTAAACGTGCGACCACCACCGGAATCAATCAGCGTAGGAACCCACGTTGACGGAGCCAGCATCGGCAGCGCGGCGTAGATCTCCGAGAAGTTGTCGTTGGCCTTCTGCCAAGACGCACGGAGCGTGTCTCCGGTGTTGTCGTTTGCGGTTGATCCGGTGTTAATGACTTGTTGCGACATATCAATCCTTTGGCAATGCGTACCAACCTTCTGCGAGCGTTATACGGTTGCTAGAGCGCACAGAAACTCCGTCCGCACTTTTGACCCATACTCGCGCTTTAACGCTTTCAGCGAGCCTCACCGGCTCACCGTGAGGTACCATAACAACGCGAGTCCCACAGCCACAACTACCCACCAGAGCGGTCAATGCGATCCAGAAGCTTTTCTTTAAGCTCTTTGTCTGGTTTTGCATCTTCAACGGTAGGAGGGGTTTTAGCCAGACTAGTCAACCACTTCAAAAGAGCGGTGACGATCTGCTCGATGATGTTCACTGCGGTTTCTTGTCAGCGTCTTTGGCAGCGATCAAACCAAAGCCAACGGTTACCGCAGCAACGGTTGCGGTGAGGTCAATGTTGGTCGAAGGATCGCCATCGAACAGTGCTTTAAGCGCACCGCCAACAGCGACCAAGATTGCACCAACACCGGCAAGAGTAGTTTTCCAGTTCATTTCTTAATGGCTTTGTAGAGTCCAATTGCAGCGGCAATAAAAGCCAACACAGCGGCTCCAAGTTGAAACCACTGTGTTAGCTGTGGGATGAATGAAACCGCACCAGCAGCGGCAGCGGTCGCTAGAGAGATTCCAACTCCACTGCTGTTGTTGGTATCGGTTTGCATTACTCGGATTTAGGTTGGGCGGCGTTGACGATCAAATCGACCAGCGGCAAAGCAACTTTGGCGTTTTGAATGCCACCGGCTTTAACCGCGATATCAATGAGTTGCAGAAGACCGTTGGCTTGCTCTTGAGTCAGCTTGATCGTGATTTCCATATTAGGCGACCACAGCTTCAACGACCGGAGCCACAACGTCAACAACCGGCGGCACCCACGGCAGCGGCAGACTGACAACCGGCGGGTTGATCTGCGCTTCGATCTGCGCGGTGACGTTGGCTTCGATGGCCGCTTGATCGACTCCGTTGGCGTAGCACCAGTCCAGCACCTGTTCCTGCGTCAGATCAGGATACGGAGTGAAGTTTCCAGTCGGCGGCGCGAACGACGCGCTGCCGTAGCAGGTGCCGCTGTACTGATCCTGCGAGCCGTTGCACCTCCAGTCGGCGGTGATGACGACATCGGAGTAGGTGCCTTCGACTTTGCGGACGAGAAGGCGTTCGATGATCCAAGAGATGTTCATATTAGG